TCATTGATCAGCTTATAAACTGTCTTATCTACCTGATTCTGAAAGTATTCATCCTTAAGAAAAGGTAGAGTCTTCCTAGCAAACGACTCATTATATACTAGATGTGATAGGATTGTTTTTTCGATCATGTATTAAATGTCTCTATCAGTGCCTTGCGGCCTTGTTGTTGATAATGGTGGTCAAATATAGTTATGACCTTCCTAAGCATTGCTACCGCTAACAATACAGCATCTTCTTGAGTATCACAAGACATCATTATCTGAGTTTCTAACGGCAATGATAGTTTTCGTATCTTAGCCTCCATCTGTTCATTCGTCATCAACGCCAATACCTCTTTATCATTATAGGACCCACTTTCCACGAAGTGTAATGCAATCTACATTCATTCCAATAAAACCAATCACCAAACGGATTGTATATCACCACCCAATTTTTGTATCCATAGAGCACTCTAACTGATTGATTCATTTTTTCCCTACATATACTTGATGTTTCTGGATGACTAATGATCCTATCTTATAAGTGATGATGGGCCCGCCATTATTATAGTTAAAATGTCTTAAAAAGAACTTGACATCTTTTGAATGCTTGCGCCATCTCACTACATATTCAACTGTTTTCCACACATCAAATATCGTTCGTTACCAAGCCGTTATGGATATCAAGATACCCACTATCCATACCAATAATATAGCTATCAAAATCAAAGCCGAAAGTATCATAGAGAACATATCGATAAGATCCCTTTTCCACGATGTCCCCTTTGTGAATACGCTTGGTAACGATGTAGAAGGCCTGTAGTTGGTCTTCATATGAAAGGTTCTTCCAATACTCTTCAGCTTTCTGATCATATTGATCTGATGCTTCTTGCATCGAACTAGCAATGTCCTCATACACTGACTTTTTATCATCCATCTGTATCCTCGTTGGCAATTAGGTTACCGCCAACCAATGTATAGCGGTTCTTAATCCAATCAGCAAAATCTGTCGTAGTCAGTATGCTCTTCCACAGTTCGCCATTATCTTCGATATCAGCAGCACGCATCTTGTTACCGACTACTTCACCAGTAGTACGATCAACCAGCTGATACCAACCATTAGAAGGCTTAACCACATAGCCACCTTCAATAGCGAGATCGAGTAGGCCTGACCACTTTTGGATCCCGCCCTCGTAGCTAACTGTGATAGGTATCTTAGACTTTTCTTTAACATACCTGGACTTCTCCACATTGATGATAAATCTGTATCCGGTAATTCCATCTGCGTCCTTATCCTGTTGTCGTCCTAAAATCCAGATCGTATCTGCCGAATAATAAACACCAGTGCCACCACCGACGATATCCTTAGGATACAATCCGATTTCCTTATATGTATGATTGACGACAATCAGAGGGATGTCTTTGAGGGTCAAGTGAGGTGTCACCATACGGAACAATGACTTAAAAGCCTTTGCACGAGACATGTCTGCGACTGACTTGCCTGCTTCTGCATCTTCGACTTCTTTCTTGGATGCAAGATTGCCCATAGAGTCTAGGATGATAACGACTTTATCATCACGTCCAATATCACCAAGCTGCTTCATGATATCGAACTTAAGCTCTTCGACATTGGTGATCGGTGTATGAAGGACACGCTTCATATCGATACCGAAAGAATCAAAATAACCCTGAGGGGTACCAAACTCTGAGTCATAGAATAAAAGAACACTTTCCGGATACTTCTTTAGATACGCTGCTGCCATAAGGAGAGAAAAGGCAGACTTAAAGTGCTTGGACGGACCTGCCATGATAGTAAGGCCAGGAGTCAGTCCTCCATCTACGCTACCGGAAAGTGCCACGTTCACCATCGGAACGCTAGTAGTGATCATATCCTTCTTCTTATAGACTTTGCTATCAGCGAGGATATCAGTAGAATCGATTGTAGAATTCTTCATGAGACGTTGAATGAGAGACATGTATTTTCCTTGTATGAAATGATATTGTTGTTATTGTATGTCAGATGAATAGTATTGTCAACAACTAATTGTGATCAACTATTCAATACTGCTTCTAATTTTGAGATGAATTCATCGATCTTTTTCTGACGATCTGGCCATACGATGTTCGGCTTATCAGGATTCTTCTTCAGGTTGTTGAGCAAAGGCATGATCATATCAAATAGTTTCTGTGCCTTCGCTTCTGCTACGTTCGCCTTGATCGACTGATCTGCGACTACATCTTGTAGATCGTCTGCAAAATCCATTCCAAAATCAAAATCAAATATCTCTTTTTTCATCTGTTAACTCCAAAAACTGTCTAAACTGGATTGTTTCTCTGCTTTCCAACCAATGGCATCGAGAATAGTACGCAATGGTTCGACGAATGATTTATCATACTGTGTCTCATAGTCGATATATTGATTTAAACCTAACTGCCTGGGTAGGTTACCCGGACATGATATGACGTTCTCACGAAGGGGATTAGGCATCTTGAGGTAACAGAACTTGATCTTATCTGTCTGCTGTACTAAAGGGAACCTCTTATCTAGCTTTTTTTCTTTTAGCAGATTATTGTACAGCAATGCACCTCTTACATGGATAGGAGTCGCTTTCTTATAGATCGTAGTACGGCTAGAGTAATCTGAGATATGCTTACAACCTCTAGGGAATGCTACTTCTTCGAAAGGAAGCGTGAAGAATTCCTTCTTGAACTTCTGGATGAATTCGATGACCGCATCTTCATCTGAAGTCATGATGAGCTTGATGCACTTCTTGATGTTCTCCCTGCAGGCCTGTGGCGTAGAAGAACGAACTGCTTCGATGCCCGTGATCTTCAACTTAGGTTCAGCATACTGCACACCTTCGTTATTATAGACATTCATGATGTAGCGCTTCTTTGCTGTCCAGATACCTTTGTCAGCAATCGCTTCGCGCTTCATCTTCATCTTTTGTTCGTAGGCATTAACATATTCGCCAAGCTGTCCGTAACAGTGCTCAATAAAAGGTTCAAGTCGATCCTCGCACACTCGGTCAAGGAATTTGACGATTTCCTCAGTAGTCTTGCCCTCAAGGCCGCATTGACTGACCAGACGCTCAAGCGTAATGTACATAGAATCCGTATCGCATGCCAAGACATAATCTATCCTCTTCGTCTTAAATAGTTTATTCAGATACTTGTTCATCTCACGCTCGATCCACTTGATCGAGAGCTGTCCTGAGAGCGTGATCGCTTCTGCTAACTTATCATCGAACCAGCGGAAATATTCGTTAGACAATGCGCCGTATGCTGAGTTGAGCTGGATCTTCTTTGCGAGCTGAAGGTTATGATTTTGAGCGATGACCTTCTCATGCTCATATGAAGGATCTAACTCGTTCGCTTTCTTCGCTTCGATCATCCTGTTCTTATAGATGACACGATCATCATACATCTTCTGCATGAGGCGCGGGAGGAATCCTTGCTTATCTTTCTTGAAGAGGATCCCAGAACCTGTGCAAGCGACATTGTTAGACTTGATATCATCCCTGTATGTATCGAGATATCCGTCTAGGATCTTATCTACAGCATCCTCACCCTCGAGATTCAATGTGCCAAAATATGTCTCAGGAGAGATATTATACTGCATGATCAGGTGTGGATACAGCGAGTTCAAGTCGAAAGATATGACCCAGTTGTGCATACCTTCGATAGGATCCTTGACGAACCCGCCGATGATATGACCTTTCTTTTCAGTGTGCTTGCTCTGAGGAATGACGATCCTCTGATCTAGCAGATAGTTATGTATGATAACATCCCACATTCGGACCGAAGTGAAAGCATCTTGATAGTTGACTTTGCCGTCATATGCGATAGCAAACACTTGCTCGATGAACTTGAGCTTATCTTCTAACTTGTCAACGAGATCGACGTCTCGGATGTTGTACTCGATGAACTTCTGATAGTCCTTCTTGTATAAGTCAAAGAGAGAATCAAACTCAGAATAATCCATCTTGCGCTCACCTAGCTCTACATGAGCGATATGATCTAGGCGATATGATTCTTGCATAGTGAAAGAGAACTTCCTATACAATCCCATGTAATCTAAGGTCGAGATCCCTTGAGGTACATAGACGTCTTTGCTACGTCCGCCGATAGTGATCTGTCTCTTTTCTAGCATCCCCCATGGCGAGAGCTTCTTTGCCATCTCTGCGCCAAGGATGCGAGTGATACGATTTACGATGTATGGGATATCGAAGAACTCGATGTTCCATCCTGTGACGACATCTGGAGATAACCAATCAGAGCGCCAGAGGTCTAAGAACTTCAACAGAAGCTCTGACTCATCTTTGCACTTCAGATATTTCACTTTAGATCGGACATCATCAGGCAGCTTAGACACATCAAACACGCCGCAACCCAGGACTGCGTATACATCACCCTTCTTCATGGTGATGGCAGTGATCTCTTTGTCTGCTGTCTCGATGTTCGGGAAACCCTCGTCAGCAGCGACTTCGATATCGATATTGACGATAGAAATGGTCTTAGGATCATATGCGACCTCACCAGGATAAGCATCGTTGATGTAGGTATATAAGAAACTAGTCAATCCGTAAACTTCGAATCCTTCTACGTTCTCATATCTCTTGATGAAATCTCTCGCTTGATATACAGATTCAAACTCGATCTTATCTACGCTCTTTCCTTGTAGATTCTTATATACATTATCTTCTGTCTTGGAAGGTATGAATAGATATGGACGATACGGGATGATCTCCTTCACTCGCTTGCCAGTCTCATAG